CCGGGCGCATAAATTTACCGAAAATTAGCAAGCTAGTGTAAACTTCAACAGTCTCAGACAGGGTAACACCCTAATTCACGAAAGGCAAATCATGGCTACTAAAAAAACTGTTCCCGTTCAAAAAGGTGGTAAGGGCGGTAATGGCGGCAAGACCAACGAGGACATGCTGAAGTATGGCCGCAACATGGCTAAGGTCGTGAACCAGAAACGGAGTAAATAATGGCTAAGTTCAGTCAAAAACTTATGGGTAAAGAGGTGGGCTCTGCCGCCGTTTACGCCGAGCCCCACACAATGACTGGCGGCAAAGTCAGCATTCAAAGTGCTGGTTACGATGGCGGCGACCGAGGTAAGGTTGGTGACGACAGCGTATCAGTTGGCAACTACCGTAGCAAAGATTACGCAGGCGTAAAAACCAGCGGAATCAAAATGCGTGGTGCTGGCTGCGCTACTAAAGGAACCATGTCTCGGGGTCCGATGGCATGACGTACACGGAGCTTTGCGCTAACATTGCGGACGTTTGCGAGAACACGTTCTCGTCGGACATGCTTAAGCTGTTTACACAGCAAACAGAGCAGCGTATCTACAACACCGCTCAGTTGCCATCGCTCCGCAAAAACACGACGAGTGTACTTACCCCATCTAGTATGTACATCAATGCACCGGCAGATTTCTTGTCGGCGTTTGATCTTGCAGTCATCCACCCATCTACAAACGTTTATACATACCTTCTGAACAAGGATGTAAACTTTATCCGCGAAGCCTACCCAACGGTTGCAGCTACGGGGTTGCCAAAGTATTACGCCATTTTTGGGCCGCAAGTGGGGGATGCCAACGAGATTAGGTTCTCTTTTGGCCCAACACCAGACCTTGCGTACACACTGGAGATGAATTACTTCTTCTACCCAGAAAGCATCGTAACCGCAGGAGATACGTGGTTGGGTGAGAACTTTGACTCTGCTCTGCTTAACGGTGCTTTGGTAGAAGCTATTCGTTTCATGAAGGGTGAACCTGACTTGGTGAAGATGTACCAAGATATGTATGTTCAATCCATTGCTCTGCTGAAAAATCTGAGCGACGGCAAACTCCGTCAGGACGCATACCGAAGTGGACAACCTAGAACGCAGGTACTGTAATGAGTATTACACAGACCCAATGCACCAGCTTTAAGGCAGAGCTATATCAGGCGGTGCATAACCTGCTTACCGACACTATTAAGTTGGCTCTGTACACATCAGACGCAACCATTAACGCTGATACAACTGCATACACCACAGCCAATGAAGTTGCCACTGGCGGATATACAGCGGGTGGCGTTACTTTAACGGGTGCAACTGTAAACACGAGTGAAGGTGTGGCGTATGTAAATTTTAACAACGCCTCTTGGGAGCCAAGTAATTTCACTTGCCGTGGCGCATTGATTTACAACGCTTCAAAAAGCAACAAAGCTATAGCCGTTTTGGATTTCGGGGCAGACAAAACGCCGACATATACATTTGTTGTAACAATGCCAGCTAATACTTATACGTCTGCGTTACTTCGCAGCGATTGATTTTAAGGATAAACCATGCCATCCACGCTTCTTAACCTAGCCACCCCGACAACTGGAACAGAATCTGGAACATGGGGCGATCTGGTAAATAACGGCCTTACATCCTATTTGGACATTGCCATTGCCGGTCAGTTGGCTATTACCATCACGACAACTGATGTAACCCTGACCAACACCAGTGGAACCAACGCAGCTACAGGCATCACATCCACCACGGCACAGTACGCCATTCTGAACATAACAGGTGCTAAGACTGCGGCACGTAACCTGAACCTGCCAGCAAGCAGCAGGCAATACCTAATCAACAACGCTGGTACAGGTGGATTTTTGCTTACCGTACGCGGATCAACTCCCACTACAGGTGTTAAGTTGATTGACGGAGAGAAGGCAGTAGTTGCTTGGAACGGAACAGATTACGTAAAGATTGCATCTACACCATTTAACATGGGTATTGGCAGTGGGAATATTGCGACTAATGTTGTTTACGGGAAAGGATCATTAGCTGCAAATACAACTGGCTATGAGTCAGTAGCGGTAGGTAATTCATGCTTGGCTTCAAATACTACAGGTGAAAATAATGTAGCCATAGGTTCTTCTGCATTATTTTCAAATACTACAGGCGGAGCTAATGTTGCAATAGGCGCTTTTGCAATGTATGCAAATATAACAAGCGGGGGGCACGTAGCAATTGGAGGTAGTGCGCTTGTTGATTTTAATGGGTCGGGGTCTTCTAATATTGCAATTGGGCTAAGGACTGGAAGATTTACCTCTGGCGGCCAAAACATTGCAATGGGGCAAGACGCACTTAGTGGAAATGGTTCGTCAAGTAGCAATATAGCAATTGGTGCTGCCTCCATGTCAGGTAGCGGTACTCTTGGGGAAAGAAATGTTGCACTAGGACTTTATGCGTTAAATACCTTAACAACTGGCTCTAACAATATTGCTATTGGGTACGATGCGTTAAAGAATGTAACTACCGGCACGGGGAACACGGCCATAGGTCCATCAATTATTGGTGCCACATATGCCCCTGTATTTAACCCGACCACGCAAGACAACCGTTTCTGCATGGGGTCTACCGCTGTCACCAATGCCTACATCCAAGTAGCATGGACCGTTGTATCTGACGCTCGGGACAAGACTGACTTTGCACCAGTGCCGCATGGCTTGGATTTTGTGTGCAAACTTAAGCCGACTGCTTACCGATACAAGGAAAACCGCGAAGCTACAGAAGGCCACGGACCCCTGCGTTACGGCTTCAAAGCACAAGAGGTTCTGGCTGAAGAAGGCGCTAACCCAGTCATCGTGGATAACGAAGACCCAGAGAAGCTGCGGTTCAACGATCAGTCCATGATTGCTGTGCTGGTCAATGCCATCAAAGAACAAACGCAGATCATCAAAACCCTGAGTGATCGCGTAGCGCAGCTTGAAAGCAAAGCATGAAGACTGCTCCGTTTTTTGTGCTGTGGTTCTTAAAAGCCGCAAACGCTTTAGCGGTGACAACGCCGTGGAAGACAGTGTACTGCCGCCCCGGTGAAGAAAACAACGCACCATTAGCGCTGCATGAAGCTGTGCATGTGGCCCAGATTGAACGCGATGGTGCCGTGATGTGGACCATCAAAATCTTTTACTACCTGCTGCGGTATGGCTATATCAACAGCCCATACGAGGTAGAAGCTAGAACCAAAGCTGGATACTGATATGGAACAACTGCTCAACCTGCTTAAAGGCTTTGCCCCGACTCTAGCTACTGCGGCCCTAGGGCCTGCTGGCGGCGCAATTGTGTCGATGATCTCAAAGAAATTTGGGGTAGAGGACACCGTTGCAGCCGTGGCAAACGCCATTGTTGGTGACCCAGAGGCAGGCAAGAAGCTGCGCGAACTAGACATGGAGTACGCCAAGATGCACCTTGAGAACGTCAAAAGTGCGCGGGACATGCAGAACAATGCGCTCAATCAGTCGGACATTCTCTCCAAGCGGTTCGTGTACTACTTCGCTTCGTTCTGGTCGCTATTTGCGGTAGCGTACATTGCAGCTATTACCTTTGCCACAATCCCTGTGCAGAACGTGCGGTTTGCTGACACCATCCTCGGCTTCCTGCTGGGGACTGTGGTGGCAACAATTTTGAATTTCTTCTACGGCACGAGTAAGTCGAGCCAAGACAAGACCGACAAGCTGGCTGAGATGGCAAAGGCAAACCAATGAAAGAGAACTTCGTCGATGCGCTGATCCACGTACTGAAGCACGAGGGCGGTTATGTGAACCACCCGGTTGATCCCGGTGGCATGACGAATCTGGGCGTGACCAAGGCAGTATGGGAAGAGTGGGTAGGGCGTGAGTCCAGCGAGAAAGAGATGCGTTCCCTGACGCCAGAAATGGTGGCCCCGCTGTACCGGCGTAAATACTGGGACAAGATTCAAGGCGACAACCTGCCTGATGGCGTGGACTACGCTGTGTTCGACTTTGCGGTTAACTCCGGTCCGGGTAGGGCTGCTAAGTTTCTTCAGGAGTTGGTTGGTGTAAAGGCTGACGGCTCTATCGGCCCAATGACGCTAACCGCTGTTTCCAAAAAAGACCCCAAAGAACTGGTAACCGCTTACAATGCAAAAAGGCAAGCGTTCCTTGAGTCTCTGCCGACATTCGCAACATTTGGCAAGGGGTGGAGTACCCGAGTAGCTGGTGTAAACACCGAAGCCCTCGCCATGACCGCATGAGGTTACCCTGTGCCGCTACAAAAAATCACACTCAAGCCATCGGTCAATAGAGAAAACACCAGATATGCGAACGAAAACGGATGGTACGAATCTAACCTAGTCCGATTCCGGCAAGGAACTCCTGAGAAAATCGGTGGTTGGGCAAGAATTTCTGCCAATTACTTCCTTGGAGTTTGCCGGTCTTTGTGGAATTGGGTAACGCTTTCCTCAAGAAATTTTTTGGGCGTTGGAACTAACCTGAAGTTTTACGTAGAAACCGAAGGGTTTTACTACGACATAACGCCAATATCTTCCACGCACACTCTGACAAACCCGTTCACAACGATATCAGGCTCACCCACAGTTACCGTAGCAGATGCAACTGGCGGGTACGTTGTAAACGATTTTGTTACTTACACCGGAGCTACTGCTGTAGGCGGGTTAACCCTTAATGGCGAGTACCAGATTTCTAGCATTGGAACTGGAACTTACACCATAACAGCTTCTGGAAACGCATCGTCTAACGCTACGGGTGGCGGAACTGTTTACGCATCGTATCAAGTCAACGTAGGGACAAGTACCGTAGTGCCGCCTTTTGGCTGGGGAGCAGGTACATGGGGAACACCCCCAGTAACCACACCTCCCTCTACCGTTGGAACTTGGGGATACGGAGCCACATCAACAGATTCTTTGCGGATTTGGAACCAAAACAACTTTGGTCAAAACTTGATCTTTGGCCCACGCGGTGAAGGCATTTACTATTGGGACGCCGCTACAAGTTTGACCACACGCGGCGTGCTTTTGTCTTCTTTGGCAGGCGCATCGGATGTGCCTTTGCACCAGAACTTCTTGCTTGTCTCAGACGCAAGCCGCTTTGTAATCGTGTTTGGTACAAACGAACTTGGCGACACCATCCTTGACCCAATGCTGATTCGTTGGTCTGACCAAGAAGACCCCGTGCAGTGGACACCCGCCATTACCAACCAAGCAGGTAGCATCCGCCTCTCACACGGCTCACGCATTGTGACAGCGCTCCAGTCTCGTCAAGAGATTATTGTTTGGACAGACTCTTCTTTGTATTCTCTCCAATACCTTGGCCCGCCTTTTGTGTGGAGTTCACAGCTGCTTGCAGACAACATCTCTATCGTAGGCCCCAACGCCGCGGCTATTGCTTCTGGCGTGACATACTGGATGGGCGTGGACAAGTTCTACAAATACGATGGCCGTGTACAGACCTTGCGCTGTGACCTGCGTGAATTTATCTTTAGCGACATTAACCAAGCCCAGTATGAGCAGGTGTTTGCAAGCACCAATGAAGGCTTCAACGAAGTGTGGTTCTTCTACTGCTCTGCGGGTTCATTTACTGTTGACAAGTACGTGGTGTACAACTACGAAGAAGACATCTGGTACTACGGCTCGATGGCGCGTACGGCTTGGCTTGACTCTGGCCTGCGTAACTACCCACTGGCCGCTACGTACAACTACAACGTGGTGAACCATGAACAAGGCGTAGACGACAACGCTACTGGCACTGCTACGGCAATTGAGGCGTACATCAGTTCTTCGCAGTTTGACATTGGTGACGGTCACAACTTTGGTTTTGTCTGGCGTATCCTGCCGGACATCACGTTCCGTGGTTCCACAGCCACAAGCCCACAGGCTACGATGTATTTACAG